AAGATTTTAGTTTATGCTACAACAAAATCATTAAATGAATTTTTAGCTAAAGAACCTTTAGCTTTTAATCCAATAACATGACCATGTTTTGTTGAATTATCGATGTCGGATAAATCACCATTAAAAACTGGACGACCTAAAAAATACTTTGGAAAGGTTTTTCTAAAAACGACAGCAATTGGATTGCTAAAATCTAAAGCTTTAGCAACATTATTTATATATGCATCACGTCCAGAATATGAAAACATTAATTTATAGTTTTCAATTTTATTGCAAGCCTCTAATCTATTTACACGTTTAGTATAATCATAAAAATAAATTTCTTGAAACGTGTTAAATATATCGGTCTTTTCATATGGTATATCACTTAATACATTTAATCTTGCAGATGGATTAACATTATTTTTCTTGCAATTAATAACGTGCAATTCTAATTCATATTTTAATAATGTTATAAATAGATCATAATCATTATTATAAAAATTACTCTTGTTATTTCTTGCATTAACAACATTGTTAAAACGTCCACGTCCAGCAGATTTTAAACATAATTCAAAACATCCTGCTTTTATTGACATGGGGCAAAATTTTAAACTTGGCATAAGTGACAAGCCTGCAACATTATAAACGCCTTTAGAAGATTTCTTTAGTTTAGTATTTGCCCCAAACCTATCAAGTAAGCAATTAACATTATAAGTATTTTTAACATAATCTTTTATTTCTTTTATATTCATAATTTTACTCTCTCTATTAAGTTAATTTATAATACTATCCTATATTATATATTATAGTATAACAATAATTATTTTAATCATTTTTAATTATTTATTTATGGTGTGATAAAAATGTCACAGCTTGAAAACCTGGACGATAATGATAATCATTCGCAATTGGGGTTACTATGTGAATTTCGAAAATAAGTTTTTAGAACCAAGGCCCCCCTCCCCCACATATGACCGTAGTATGCTTGCAGACTACGTCTGTAATAGTTAGGTTGATAATTTCATTCAAATGTATTATCGTTTGGACATGTTAAAGAACCTAGAAGCGTTGCCCGATGAGGTACTTAAAGAAACCCTGTTACTGGAAGAACAACTCAAGAGGCTAGAAACGAGAGACAAGGCCCGTGAGAAGTTCATGTCATATGCAAAGCATGTGTATGACGGTTTCATTGAGGGTAGGCATCACAGCATTATAGCTGAGAAGTTAGAGCTTATTGCCCAGGGCAAGCTAAAAAGATTGATTGTTAATATGCCTCCTCGACATTCCAAGTCAGAGTTTGCATCCTATCTTATGCCATCTTGGTTCTTGGGACGTAATCCAAAATTAAAAATTATACAGGCTACCATGAATACCGAACTTGCTGTAAGATTTGGTAGGAAAGTCCGAGATCTCATAGCCGATCCCATATATGCTGAGATCTTCCCCAACACGGACTTGAAACAGGATAGCCAAGCAGCAGGTCGTTGGGAGACTAGTGCAGGCGGGGAATATTTCGCTGCAGGGGTGGGTGCTGCAATGACGGGTCGTGGTGCTGATTTGTTAATCATTGATGATCCGCACTCGGAACAAGATGCTTTATCGGCTAGTGCGTATGACACAGCTTATGAGTGGTACACTTCTGGACCTCGGCAGAGATTGCAACCGGGGGGAACCATCATCATTGTGCAGACCAGATGGTCAAAGAAGGATTTGACAGGCAGGTTACTGGGGGCACAGGCAAGAGACATTATGGCTGATCAATGGGAGGTGATTGAATTCCCAGCCATACTTCCTTCGGGGGAACCGCTGTGGCATGAATTTTGGCAAAAAGAAGAGTTACTAAAAGTCAAAGCGTCACTATCTCCTGGTAAATGGAATGCTCAGTGGCAACAAGATCCCACTTCTGATGACGTTGCTATGGTCAAACGAGATTGGTGGCAGTTATGGGAGAGGGAAGATACACCTAGATTGGACTACATAATTCAGAGTTATGATACTGCGTATAGCAAAAAAGAGAGTGCTGACTATTCTGCTATTACGACTTGGGGTGTATTTGAGCCAAAAGAAAACGGAGAGCAGCATTTGATTTTGTTAGATGCTAAAAAAGGGCGTTGGAATTTTCCAGAACTCAAAGAGATTGCTATAGAGCAAAACGAGTATTGGGAGCCAGACATGATGTTAATTGAGGCGAAAGCGTCTGGTGCATCTTTGGCTGATGAGTTACGATTAATTAATTTACCTGTTACTACTTACAGTCCCGGTAGGCGAAAGGGTGGGGGTGGTATGGACAAGACCACAAGGATGCATATGGTATCTCCTATTTTCGAATCTGGAAAAGTGTGGTATCCTGACGAAAGGTTTGCTGACGAAGTTATCGAGGAGGTTGCTTCTTTTCCGAATGGCGACCATGATGACTATTGTGATAGCATGACTATGGCACTAATGAGATTTAGACAAGGTGGATTTATTAGTTTACAAGGAGAGGAAATCGCAGAAGATTGGTTTCCAAAAAGAGCAAGAGAATATTACTAGGAGATATAAATGTCCCAAAAAAACAAAAAATTATCAAAAAAAATAGACAAAAAAGCACAGTCTATAAAAAAGGCAATAAAAAAAATAGACATGCCACTTGAAGATATTTTTTCTGAAATAGAAAAAAATAAAGAAAGCTATCTAAATAAAAAATCTGGCGGTGCCGTCAAAAAAGCAATGGGTGGTGTTATGAGAAACCGTGGTGGAATGTTTAAAGGTACTTACTAATGACGACTAGACTTTTGAAAATACGAAAAAAGTTAAATAGAAAGCCACACAAAAAAGGGAAGTTAGTTAAGAACAGATTTTCTGATATACTAGCTCCTGGTAAAAAAAGAGTAACGAGGATTACATAATGGCAATACAACCTAGACAAATCGCAGGCATGGTAGAAGGATCAATGGGAGCAGGAGGTCAGGTAATGCCCGAAGAAGACAGTCTTCAGATCGAAGTACCGGGTACCGAGGAGCAACTCCCTGATGGTATAGAACTTATGGAAGAGGGGGTAACTGAGGTTATTGCCGAGCCTTATGATCACAATGCCAATTTAGCCGAGGTATTAGATGATGATGTACTTGGTTCTTTGTCCTCGGATCTTCAAGGTAAGTTTCGTGAGGATGTAGAATCTAGGGAAGATTGGGAAGAAGCGATATCAAAGGGATTAGGGTTACTTGGAATTAATTACGAGGATCGAAGTGAACCCTTCTTAGGAGCGAGTGGTGTAACACATCCACTATTGTCAGAGGCTGTGACCCAGTTTCAAGCACAGGCATATAAGGAGATGTTACCTAGTGGCGGTCCTGTAAAAACTCAGGTTCTAGGAACTCCGACACAGGAGACTGAGGCACAGGCACAGCGTGTAGAAGATTTCATGAATTATCAGATTACTGAGATCATGGAGGAGTTTGATCAAGATACTGATCAGATGTTATTTTATTTACCACTTACTGGATCTACGTTTAAAAAGATTTATTTTGATGAAACCAAACAGAGAGCCGTTTCCAAGTTTGTACCAGCAGAAGATATGGTTGTGCCATATTCGGCTAGTGATTTAAGAACAGCGGAGAGGGTTACTCATGTAGTTAGAATGACGAATAATGATATTCGCAAACTACAAGTAGCAGGAGTTTATAGAGATGTTGAATTATCTGAAGCGAGCGATGGTGAAGACGAAGGAGCTATCCAAGAACGTGCTGATGAGTTGTTGGGATTACGCCCTAACTATTCTGATGACTCTTACACCTTATTGGAATGCCATGTTGACTTGGACTTGGAAGGTTTTGAAGACAAGGATATGGAGGGGAATCCTTCGGGCGTTATGTTGCCTTATATTGTCACCCTTGATCAAGGGTCTGGAAAAGTGTTATCGATTTCTAGAAACTTTAGAGAACAAGACCCATTAAAGAGGAAACGTCAGTATTTTACACATTTTAAATTTTTACCAGGATTTGGCTTTTATGGTTTCGGGTTACTGCACACAATCGGAGGTCTTTCTCGTGCTGCGACTTCTATTCTAAGACAATTAATTGATGCGGGTACATTATCGAACCTACCAGCTGGTTTTAAAGCAAGGGGTGTTCGTATTCGTAACGATGATGATCCTTTGAATCCTGGTGAGTTTAGAGATATTGATGTACCGGGTGGAGATTTAAAAAATTCTATTATACCTCTACCATATAAAGAGCCGTCAGCCACGTTGGCACAGCTTTTGGGTGTGGTTGTTGACTCTGGTAGACGATTTGCACAGGTTGCAGACGCAAAAACAGCGGATGTAAACTCAAATGCACCTGTTGGAACGACTGTTGCGTTGATTGAACAAGGCTCAAAGATCATTTCGAGCATACACAAGCGTCTACATTACGCTCAAAAGCAAGAATTTCGCATGTTAGCGGAGATTTTTAGTGAAAATCCAGTTCCATACCCTTATTTTGTAGGAAATGTACCTCCAGAGACTATGCAAGCCGACTT